CACGTTCGAAGGTCTATTGATATTTGTATATATGTTAGGATATTCCTGACCGTCGATTGTGCTACCCGACATGCTACACGAATTATCAGTTTCGGTTACATTTCTTGCAAAAATTGAGTCAGATGTAAGAGTGTCTACGACCAATCCACCGAGCCTTATTTCTACCTTATTTATTAAAGTTAATAAGAATGTATTGGAGAAATATATAGCAGTACTATTTGCAAATGAAGCCAGATTTGCGCCGGCATCGGAACCAGCTGGGATATCGAATGCCATCCTAGCAGTTAAGATAACATTGCTTATAGCGTCGATGTCGTCGGGCATAGCAAACGTGTCATGATTGGACGCCTGTCCGGGTAGACCAACTGGGAAAGCTTTCATACTTCCCTGAACAACTGTCTGACCAGTTCCATTTATATACTTAGTTGTACACTTGGTTAAAAAATCCGATTCTATTAATGTGTCTTCAGCATATTTATTAGCTCTACACACTGATTGAGAACCGCTGGAGTTAAATGTATTAATAGCTACATTGCTAATACTCATTCTGTTTTATATTGTATAAGATATTTTTTTTATTTTATTAAAAACGTTTAATTTTCATTTTTTTTATTATTGAATATAATAAATGTCTCAGTTCGAATGTAATATAAAAGATCTAATTAAAGTAGACGAAGAAATAATAGAAGAACGCGTAGAATACGAAGAACCGAAGGTCACGGATGACCAGAGAAAACCCGTAATTGAAGAATTGGCACCCAATAAAATTAGCAGAAGAGTTAAAACTGATCCTCCTAATAGACAGGTTGCCGATACTTCACAAAAAGACGTGGAAAAGAATATTACGAAGATTATTATAAATGAAATAAAAGATAGAAAAAATCATAGGGTTTTTTTAATTATTATTGGGTTATCCCTTTTACTGAATTCTGCCCCGGTATATAAACTCATCAGTGATATATTTCCATATCTAATGGAGTCTGTTAGTCAGCTTAACATAAAAGGAAAGATACTAATAGCATTTTTAATATCATGTGCGATTATTATATCTAGATCTTCTTTGCTAAATCGGCCTTAAGTTTATTTTTCTTAGCCTTAGTGGGTCCCATAGAAGCTTGTTTACCTGTTATACGATTTTCCAGATCAGATAAAAAATTATCTGTTTTTTGTTCTTTTGTTATTGGGATGGTTTGGGGTATATCTTTATCTTTATTCTTTGGTTTCTTCCACTTCAGGGCACTTTCCAGGCCAGGCGAAATAGATACTGGCGTGCTTTGATATTCTCGGCAACAACCGTATTCTCCATCACTTTCGGATAGACATTTTTGACAAAACCCCCACGGCGTTAGTTTGAAATATATATTATTGTGCCTATGAAAATCTCCTTTATTTTGACAGTACTTAGATTTCGTGGCAATTATATAAACTGGGTGGTCTCTAGCCTTCTGTATTATACGAATATCATCTGTAGAATAAAATGGTATATAATTCTTAAAAAATTTAATGATTGCAATATACTCAGAAGACGTTTTATTAAGTCTATCGAAACCACTCTTTGTTGAGCTATCCCCAGAGTCCTCCGTTTCTTCATAATCTTGAAGATTAATAGTATGCGTAGTACAATTTTCTTCAGATCTAATACTAGTCCTCTTAATAGACAATAAATTATCCAAAATGTAATCTTCGGTTAACTGTTTGTTGTATTCTTTCCCAATGTATACGCTCTGTACTTTGTATACTCGATTTTCATAATGTTTAATACCATCTGAAATTGAACATTTGTCTGATCCTATTAGTCTAAGACCGTTTGCGTCATACACACATTTATCGATTATTTTATTCCATGAATCATAACACGATTCTATTTTACCGAATTCTGTTGTTAGGCGAATGATTATGTTCTTACGGATACTGTGTGCAATTGGTTTATCGGCTAAGATATCTGGCCAATGTAAATGATAACCCTGTTTGATGTATTTCGCACCGGATTTATAGTTTTCTTTACATTTATCAGCGGATGTTATAATGCAAAATTGAGGAGATCCGTATATATTTTCTATAACGTCCTGTATAACCTCTATAAACTTGTATATATCTAGAATTTCTGTTGAATTAAAATCAAAATCTATAAAAAATTTAAATACATCGGTCTTTCTTTCAACTATACAGTTTTTACAGTTAATGTATTTTGCATATAATTCTTGAAATATTTCATAATCTTTAGTTAAATCTAACTTCCCCCCGTCTAATAGAAAATGTGTCACATTTTGTTTATTAGAATCTGTGACAATCTTTCCGGTAGAATAAAACCAGGCTGTCAAAGGATTTTCCATTGTTAGTTATTAATATTTTAAAACTTTAAATTAAATTTTTATATCATCCCCTGAATTTAATAGTTACGTTGTAATTATTTGTATACACCCCTTTTACGGCACTTGGAGACAAAACAGATCGTTTGTCCTTTCTTTTGTTTAATAGTGTTGTATTCATATCAGCATCTATGAGTTTTATATTAGAAATTGCATAATCAAAAATTTTATTTTCGAGAACCCATCTAAAAAAATTAAGCTGACCAACTGTTGTTACTATGTCTTTATCACCGGGAGTATACTTATCTGGACATTCTATCCATTTAAGTGTGTCAATGTCGATTATTATTCTCCGCTGCCTACAAAAAGGGTCAAAATATTTTTTAGAATATGCCTTCAATTGATTTTTATAGTCTAAATATATATTAAAATAAGTAACGTCTCCATTGCTCCGGTGCAACGGGTAAATAATATTATACTTCTTCGAATAATTAGTTACTAACCAGTCTAAAAGTCTTAAGCTTAATGGAGTATTTTGATAAATTATGTCTCTAAGGAGAGGCATTTTATTTTTATAAAATAAGATCAAAAATTTAACAAGTGTATCTTCTCGCGACGAAAAAGACATGTTTGTATTTATTAGGAATGAAAAGAATCTTTAAATATATTTAAAGACTGTATCTAATTGTATAATATATTAAATGCTATCTGAAATAACAGACGAAGATTATAAAAAACAGGTTATATTCTTACTTAATAATAATTGGACAGGAAGAACAGATTATTATTTCCCAGCCCAAACAGCTGTTAATGTAGAGAGATCACACTTTATAAAGCTAAAAAATTATAAATATATGTTTTGCAAGAAAAACACAAAAGAAACTAGAAGAGCTATACTATTTATGTTTATAAACTCTAGAGCAGAAAATACTTCAGTTATTATTCTATCAGACTTTACAATGTACAATATAGATATTAACTGTTCACATGATTACTTTTATGGTAGCATATTCGATATTTCATATGCCCAGGGCGAAATTATTATATGCGACTCATTTATGTCATCTGGGAATAAAATTAATAGGGCGTCATACGAAGATAGGTTGTCAGATTCAAGTTACTTCATTAGTAATATAATTAATACAGACGTACCAATTAATATAGTAAATTACGCCACTGACATATCCGGCGTGTCAAAACTTGAAGACAATGAAGAATTATTCATTATGCCAAATAACTTGCCAATTACAACAGGTATAAATTATTCGTGTTTTAAGTGGAAACCCACCGAAAAACTGGGTTTTAATTTGAAAGTATCTGAAAATGAAAATGATATAGACCTGTATACCACTAATTTTAAGAAATCTTGTATTTTTGCTACAATTAAGGGGGATATTGATACCGGAAGAGAACAAATTGATTTTATTAAGGGTCTTGAAGATTATAGTAATGAATGTATAGTAGAATTTAACATTACAACTGACAAAATTATCCCAATGCGTGTAACAAAAGATAATACGATACCTACATCAATTAGGTCTATCGAGAAGATAATCCACATTAAGAGAGAAAATATAACACTACAGGATCTCACATATAATTGCTCTAAGTAAACTAGCATACCAAGAACAGGATTAATTAACTAAATCATTTGAATTCACTTGAACTTAAATGATTTAATTTATACTACATTCATTTACAACACACTTATATTATCTACCAGAAGCCACCGAATAGCGACCGGCGGGCACGGGCACGGTAGGCGCGACGAGCACGGATGGCCGACTTGGTCATCTTCAGCTTCTTCGAGCGGCGACGGCGGGTGGTCTTCTTCGAGCGGCGACGGTAGGCACGACGGGCGGCGATGGCCTTCTTGGTCATCTTCAGCTTCTTCGAGCGGCGACGGCGGGTGGTCTTGCGACCAGCCTTGCGACTGCGCTTACCAATGTAGACCTTGCGGCCCTTGGAGCGGTAGTATAGGGAACCGGTCTTACCCTTGTATAGCTTGCGCTTGCGGCCAGCTACGACAATGGAGGTCTTCGAGGCCTTGGTCGAGCGACGACGGCGACGGATGGGCGAACGGCGCGAACGACGGGGCGAACGACGGGGCGAACGCGATCGGCGACGCTTGGGCGACGAGCGACGCTTACGGCGCTTGGCACCGAAATATAGATCAAGAAGGTCGGACATATTTATTTTTAATATATACAAAAGAAATTAATTTAAATTTAATTCACAATAAAATTTTAATAAATTTAGAAATTACATTTTCTCTAAAATTATGTTTATTTAGAAATTCCAATATAATAGTTTTATCTTTCTTTTTCATAAAAAACCTTTCAGGAATATCATAATCAAATGTATTAAATATCTCTCTACATACTCCATATTCGAAATGTTCGCACGTTTTAACTGAATTAGTCAATACAGTTTCTATACGCCCGTGTTTCTTAATGAGATTATATGCTGTGATTGGTCCTATTTGAGGAATTGATTCAGTATAATCACATCCGGATAGAATACAAAAGTCTACAAAGTTTTCCATATTCATATCTATGTCGTGCAATAGCTTTGCTAGATCAATCTCAATTATGTGTTTACTGATATTTGTTTTAAGAACGTTGGAGCATCCAAACGTAAGGGCATCTGAATCGTCGGTTATTGTGTAATCTACTATTCCGTTTCTCTGAAGAAATGCGCAGTATTTCTCTGCATCATTTGGAGCCGTACAATAAGGAATGCCCGATATTTCTAGAAATTCTTTGCATTGTTCAGTGTGGTATTTTTTTACAATTATCAGTTGAGATTGCAATCTTTCGATTTCTGAATTTATTTCTCCTTGTTCTAACTCACTTTCTGCTACCTTTTCTTTTAGTTCATCTAATCTAATGTATATTTTTTGTTTCGCGGCTTGCCTCTTTTCCAGGGTTATACCCTTTGCATCGGGAGGAACCCCATCGAAAACAAAAACCGGGAGAATTCCGTTCATTACATAAAACTTCGCGCGATTAGCAATTCCAATTAGGTGAGAATTTTCAGCCTTACACGCGTATTTAAATTTATAAAGAAGTATACTAGAATCGATTGCTACGGTTTTACCATGGTATTTTTTGATGTCATTATATGAAGTACAGTCGGGAGAATGCTTTTTAATAAGGGCGTTTAATCCTCTGATTCCCATTTGTTAATGTATGAACTATTCTTTTAAATTATATTTACAACGAACTTAATCAATGATAGAATATGCATCCAAATTAATAACTGGAATGTCTTCTTCCTCTGTTCTGAGATCTAGAATATTCTTAGGATGACGAAATAGAGGATGAGTTTCAATTCCCGCCTTGCGGTAATGAACTACATTCGCCCAAAAGTCTGCAAGAATAGGCAAATTCTTATTAAGCCACTTATGGTTAATGTAAGTTCTTACAATACTCATTGTCCTGGGGGGGAAATATTCAATAAAATCGGAAACTTCAAGACCACAAATGAACATATTCAACTGAACCTGAGGATAATAATAAACGGGGATCTTACCGGGGACAATCTTTCTTTTGTATGGACACTTAACTTCTAATAGAATAGGCTTTGCATTTGGGTCAGTTAGACTCATAGAGATTCCGTCCGGAGAACCGGCAAGCCAATGATATTCGTCGGATTTATGGACATCCTCGTGAGCAAGAAGACCGAAATCATAATTCTTTTGACCAGTTAGCTTACAATACTTGTCAATAGCCTCGTCTTCATACTTTTGCCCATGACGTGTAGCAATATTACCAACAAATGGCTTTGGGTCATGACCACACTTCTTAAAAAGCACTTCTTTTGGTTTTTGATAAGGATTCAAGCCTAGAACTGTACCTGCGTCACTTGATGTCAATTTGTTTTCTCTTTGTTTAAACCACGCATCAGAACGCTGTTCATGCATAGGAATTGATTTCAATTCATTGATTTTATCCATCAAACTCGTATGTAATTAAATGTATCTTATGTTTAAATCATTTAAGAAAATAATGTATACACAGTTAAATATAATGTCAAAAAAAGAATTAGGACAGTTTTACACTACAAATTATAAATACATTCTTTCAGATATATACATACCTAAAAATGTAGAATGTATAATAGAACCCTTTGTAGGAAAGGGAGATTTACTTAAATTTATTGACAATGATGGTAATTATAATATTGAAATGTATGACATAGATCCAAAAATCGAAGGAACTATAGAACAGGATACTTTAAAAATTCCACCTAATTATAACAATAAATTTATAATAACAAATCCTCCATTTCTTGCAAGAAATAAATCAGAAGATAAATCCGTATTTGAGTTATACAAAACAAACGACCTTTATAAATGTTTTATAACCAGCTTTGTAAATCAAAATAATTGTATAGGTGGAATACTGATTATCCCCGCGGGATTCTTTTTTTCATCTAGACCTCTAGATGTAAAATGTAGATCTGAATTTATGAAAAATTTTAAAATAATAAAGATTAAATATTTTGAAGAAACCGTATTTGAAGATACACCTACAACAATTGTTGTTTTTTTATTTGAAAAGTCAGACATTATTCTTCAAGAACAGAATGTAGAATGGACATTGATGCCTTTAAATACTAAAAAACACTTCATTATGAAGTCTTCGAATGATTGGATCATTGGAGGAGACATTTACAATCTACCTATTCTAGAAAATATAAGTGTTCGACGTTATGTAGTTGGGAAAGAATTAAAAGATAATGAACAGCAGTTATATATAACTCTAAATGCCCTTGATAGTGGGACCAAAAGTAATAGAATTGGATTATCATATAAAAAAGATTATTTGTATCCAGCGAAAGATTGTAGTAGAACATATGCTACCTTGCGTATTATAGGTAAAACATTAAGCGACGATGAGCAAATTTCAATTTGTAAAGAGTTTAATGAGTTTATAGAGAAGAAAAGACAAGAAAATTGGAGTTTATTTTTACCACAATTCAGAGAATCAAAAGAATATGCTCGAAAAAGAATTCCGTTTATGTTAGCCTATCATATATTTCTTCATATTATTTATCAACGATCGTCTTTTTAATCGTATTTTTAAACCAGTCAAAGTATCCACAAAGATTTCCAACATATACCCTATCTTTAACATCTCTGTATTCTGGTAGATTACATAGATATTTAAAATATCTACTGGTTCTTTCACACACATCGCCGTCTAATATATTAGCAAAATATATATTGTTCGTTCCTTTATTTAACACGCGTAATTGTCCTTCTATAAAGTGATAAACCTCTTTCAGAGTCCGCGTCTGCCCTCCTCCCGACGTACAGGCAGATTTAAAATTTAGATAAATATGTGAAGACATTACATTACAAATCATTACTTTCTGATATCCGTCAAAGTCTTCACTATAGTCAAATCCGTCATCATGTATACCTGGTCGACTAATATCCTTTAATTCATTTGTCCTAAGATTTATACGAGTATTTGTTTTAGGACAAGGAATTCCGGTTCCTTCTATTACTTTATTCCTTTGAAAATTTTCTGGCTTTTTAGATCCCGAACCTCCCGAAACAGATCCAAACATTTCTTTTCGTTTTTTATCGTTTACGTTTACCCAATCAATTACACCTGGAGGAACATGAACTTTATTAAGGATTTCTTTGATGTGTCCCATTAGCTCCGATAGTTTAGGGATTATTTCGCCTGTAAAACATTTTGAATCTAAACTTATGTTCAGATGTCTGGGAAAATATTCACGTTCAAGTTTTTTAATTATATTAACAAGTTCGGGTTTTTTATATGTTTTATTTTTATCTAAATATTCTGCTAATTTATCCTTATCATCGTAATTACAGTAAACTTCTTTTGCTGGGGTACTTGCAAATCTAAAGTCATTACATTTATAGACCATATTGTATTCACAGAAACAGTGTATATTATATTTTCAATATTTCTTTTAAGTTAAATTTTTTTATGCAAAATTTAAAGGCGGTTGTCCGTGCATTGTTTGTTCAATTGCCTTTGTTTGTCGGCCTCAGACTTCACAGTAATTTACAATGAATTTAAATAAATTAATTTAAATAAATACAATCATAATTTATTAAATATGTACCGTATCATCCCCCTTAGAATTTTACGTAGAACCCGAGGAGTAAAGTTTGATGAAATGGTTCCGTCGGATATCCCAAAAATTAGCGGGATTGACCGTGTTATTCATGGGGCAAATTCTATTTCTCCGGGTCCGGTAGAAGATTGTACTCCCCCAATTAAAAGACCTTGGTATATGCACCCAGGACAAGATGATAATCTTCTTGTTCTTCAAGGAACTAGATACATTGACATCTTTGATCCAAAAACACTAACAAAGGCTTCTTTCATTATTACACCGGACAAGGTTTATAAAAATGACAAATTGTATTTTGACGGACCGGCTATGGTAGTATGGCCAGCGGGTATTTTCCATAGGATTATTAGCGGGGTGGAAGGTAGTATATCTGTTAATTTTTCAACTAGAACTGAATTGTTTGATCTTAAAGACAATTTTAATATATACAATCTGTGTACAAATACAGGAAAGTATACATTAGTTAAAGACGGATATGAAGATCAGCCAGATCTTTATTATAAGTATCCCAGTGATGAAATCAAGGGTCTATTCAAAGACATTATTCCATAAAATTAAACAAAAATAAATTACTTTAATTTCTTAACGCTCACAGAAGGAGTATTCTTCTTTTTCATTTTTTTAGCGTCATATTCTGGGACATCTTTAGCCTTTTTTGCATCATAATTCTTTTTACAATAATTCCATAGGTCTTTAGAGCCTATTTTGAATTTGCGGTCTGGGGTAGCCCTATACCAAAAAACACAGTCCTGTATATTATTACTTCTTGACGTATTATCTAAGACTAAACAATCATACCCCTCCGTACAACTATTGAGAACGTCTTGAAAAACTGAAAAATGCGGAAATATCCCAAAGAAATTATTATACAACTTTTGTTGATTTTGTATAATATTTTCCCTGAGAATGAAGATATAATCTATGTTAGTCCTGAGATCGGGTGGCAAATCCATACAATATTGCATGGTTAATAAAAATGTTATTCTCCAGTGACGCCCATTCATAAATATCCCGCGGATATTTGGGTCTTTTATCATCCGTTTATCATACATACAATCATCTAATAAAACAAATACATCATTATCCGTTGTTTTTTTCTTGCCGTCTATTATTTTTTTTTGGCGAGTTATAACCTGTTGTATAATCTCCGGTTTATATTCGGAATGTATTAATATTTCTGGTATAAAATTTGAATAATATGCATTCCCGTCCTCGGTGGCTGATATTGCTACACCCGCATTTATATTACGTAAACGATAAAGTATATCCGCAACTAATGTACTTTTACCCGTTCCACGTTTTCCTATAAAAACACATGTTGCCGGGCCAGAACCTGTGAGTCTCTTCTCTTCTATCTTCTTAGGGTTAAATTTCGTTAGACTTATCGACATAACAATGCAACTAATACTATATTTATATTATTAATTGTAATAATCGGACGTATCTATATTATCCGACTCCAATGTTAAGTATGATACAATTAAACTAATAAGTCCGCCAAGTGCTGCACCTCCCAATAAAAGGGCTACTTCATTTACACCTTTATGACCTTCTTTCTTATCATCTTCGGCTTTCTTTATAATAAATTTATTTACTGCAAAAACTAAACAGATGGTAATTATAATTATTGCAATGGCCTGTATATCAAAAACATAAAAATCTAAAGATGGAAAATACATATTTATAATAAGTTACTTTATTTTTAAAGTATAATATAAACTTAAAAATAAATTATATTATATATTATAAATATGGAAACTACTCAGATTGATAGCCTTGAATCTTACAATGTTATAGATTCAATAGACTTTGGCGAAACGGTTGTATTTACTAAGTTTGGAACCGAGTGGTGCAAGCCGTGTGTTAATCTCGAGAAGGTATTATTGACTGTCGAGGATTCTGTAGTTTATAAAGTAGACGTAGAGAATGACGCATTTGAAGATTTCCTGTCTGAAAACAGGATCTCTAATATCCCATGTACAATAATTAGATATAAAAAAAAGAAGACGAAATTTGTTGGCATGAAGAATCTCACTGAGATTGATAGAATGATTGAACTTCTTAAGGCTTGAATTGAATCTCAAATTTTACAAAAAAATAACTGGTTTAAAAATATATTTCAATTTATAATCAGTTACTTACAGTTATGGCGGAGAACTATAAAAAATATACGCAAATCGAACATGTCCTGGAACGCCCTGGGATGTATGTTGGAGATACTAAAGACATAGTCTCCAATTGCTGGACCATAAACCCTGACAATAACACTGCGCATAATAAAAGCTGTAAATGGAATCCGGGAGTTTATAAAATCTTTGACGAGATCCTAACAAATGCCTCAGACGAAGTCCAGAGGAATAAAAAAGTCACCTGCATAAAGGTTGACATAACAGATGATGGCGATATCAGTGTATACAACGATTCTGGTATACCTATTGAAATTCACCCCGAGTATAAGATTTACATCCCTGAACTTATCTTTGCAAATCTTCTCACCACCAGCAACCACGACGACACAAAGAAAAGAACAACCGGAGGACTTAACGGTCTCGGAGCCAAGCTGGCAGCAATCTTTTCTGATACATTCCGTATCGAGACTGCATCTGGTGGTAAAAAATACGCACAAACATTTGAAAAAAATCTTAGTAAAATTTGCAAACCCAAGATTGGAAAAACTTCCAAAGAATACACAAGGATTACATTCAGACCCGA